CAAGGGGTACACCTATCAGGAAGAGCAGCTGGCGCTGCAGAAGCAGGCGGCACGGCAGCAAACGGCACAGGTGGCAATGAATCTCGCTGATGCCGGGGGGATTGATCTGGCGAAGGCAATGATGCAGGATGCCGGAATGGATCCGACGCTGCTGGACAGCTACAACGGAAAGCAGATGACGTGGGAGGATAAGCTCAAATGGATCCAGAGTGCATCCGGCATGACGGCAAACGGTGACCAGAAGGGCGCACAGACGATTCTGAACATTCTGGGCATGGATCCGAATTCCATTGCTACCCGTGACGATGTGGCAGATTGGGCATTCAATGACTATGCACGAAAGCAGAGTTTTACAAAGGCCCTGTCCGGCGGCGGTTCCGGCAGCTCCGGCCGGAGTTCGGGCGGGAGCAGTTGGCGCAGCAGCGAAATCCGAAACCTGAAGAAAGACCGGGATGCGGTGGCAGCCAAAGGCGGAGACACCAGCTGGTACGATGATATCCTTGCGGCAAACGGATACCCGGTGAGCGGCGGTAGCACCCAGAGCAGTGACACCGGCACACTTCTGGCCCAGAGGTATGCAAAGCGTGGTTACAGCGCCTGGGCAATTGCAAACATTATGAGCCAGAACGGATACAGTGACAAAGAAATCTCGGACGCATTGGAAAAGGCAGGTGTGGAATAATGGCATGGACAGCGGAGAAGGTTCGGGCTTTGCGGGAAAGCAACCCCTCTGAAACGGCAAAAAAGGATGAGGAAAGCGGCAAGTGGACGGCAGAACGGGTTCGGGCACTGCGTACCAGCACGCCCTCTCAGTCCGCTGGCGCGGACGGGGCGGGAACCTCTCAGGCGCTCCGCGCCAGCTCCCCTGGTAGGGGAGCCAAGGGGACGGCTTCGGCTGAGGGCAATGACCTGTATTCCACGGCGCTGGAGGATTACCGGACAAGGAACAACCTGGGCTTTGCGGATGCCATGGACAGCCGGAGCGACGAGCTGAACCGGCAGAAGGTGACAGTGAGCCCGGCGGAGAAGATGGAGCAGAATGCCAGCACCGTGCAGAAGCTGCGGGAACAGCGGAACAACGGTATCCGAATGGACGTTTACAGCACGGTGAACAACTGGAAGGATGCTTCCGAGCGAAACCGGGAGCTGGCGAGGCTGGTGACAGAGCCCACGCTGCCACGCGGGGCTGTAAGCGCAGCAGACCTTCCGGCGGGCGTGGACTACTTGGCAGCGGACACGGGCGGCATGGGTATAATGCCGGTGCTGGAAAACACCAGGTACATGGACAGCGATTTGAAAAAGATGGGCTACACCCAGGACGAAATCAACCGGGCCCGGCTTTACATGAAGGCGTACAATGACCTGAGCCTTGGCGAACGGGCCGGACGGCGTGTGGAGAGCGATCTGGAGGGAAACAAGGAAAATATCAAAGGCATGATCGGGCAGTACGCGGGCGCACTGTCCCCGGCCCTGACGGCCAGTGCCGAAGAGCAGATGATCCGGCGTGTTCAGAGCGGGCGTTACACCAACGAACAGCTGGAAGCGGCAGGATATGACCCGGAGCTCATCCGGACAGCCCACGAACGAATCCGGAGTGGTGAGCTCTACGACAAGGCGGATGACGACAGCAACCGCCTGAAAGGGTTGTATGAGTGGGGCCGGGATGCCCACAAGGCCGGAGAAAACCTGACTGCGGACGCTATGGCAGGCGAGAGCAATGTGGGGCGGTTCTTCCACGGGGCTACTTCCAGCGCGGCTGAGAACCTGATTGTGAGTGCCATCAACCCAGCGCTGGTGCTGCCGGTGCTGAGTGCCCACGGCGCAGGCGACAGCATGGCTGCCAGTGACGAAGCGGGGGAGAGCCCGGAAAAAGCTATTTTGAAAGCAACGGCAAAGTTTGGCGCAGGATGGGCCATCAACAGTGTGGGTGTGGCCGACCTTGCCAAGACCATGGGCTCGGATTACGCCAAGGACACGGTGGCCGGTACCATTGCAGACTGGGTGCGCCGACAGGTGGGCAATCAGGCGTTCCGGGAAGCCTACCCGGCCATTGCCAACGCCATTTCCGGCGGCGCGGACAATGCTATGCAGGCCTTTGTGGAGACCTACGCCGACAAAGCCATTGACGCTGTGATGGGCGACCAGGAAGCAGCCAAGACGCTGTTCAACAAGGATACGTTCCTTACAGCACTGGAAGCGGGCCTTTCCGGCGGCGCGTCCGGTGCACTGGGCGGCGCTGTGGGCACAGGGCTTTCCAGGATGAACGCGGGAGATTCCAGCCTGCGGGGCAACGTGGAGCGGTATGCCGCTCAGGACGAATACGAGCAGGCGCTGAAGGAACACCAGCGCCGGGAGGAGCTGGCGCGGGAACCGGGGGAGACGGCAGGCCCTACGGCGGAAACAGCTGCGAACCGACAGGCGATGGTTGAGAACGCTGGGGAAAGTGTGGAAAGCTCCACGGAAACAGCAGCGGACGGTGCAGAACCCCTTAGTCAGCGCATAAGCGCTGACAGTCCCCCTAGTATGGGGATCCTTGACAGGACGGGAAACGTTGAGCTGACTGCGCAGAATGGAGCTGACCGGCAGGTTGTGATGCAGCCGGGCCCTGTGGAAGAAAGCACCCTTGACGGGATGGACAGCAGCAACAGCCCGATGCGGGAGACCTACGGCATGGAAGCGCCGAGGACGGAGAGACAGAAGCAGGCCCGGACGGAGCAGGTGCTGCGGAGCTGGAAGGTGGGCGAAAAGGCGGCGCAGGAGATCAGCCGGAAACAGCCGGAAGGCGTGGACAGTGACCGCTATGCGGCGGCAGCATCCACTCTGTACCGGCTGGGCCAGATGGAGGACGTGAAGACATTTGACCAGGCGCTGGAGCTGGCGGGCACCGGCAGCGGCATGGCGGCCAACGTGAACTATGTGCTGGGCAACCTCAAGGGCCGGAACGCGCTGGAGATCGCCTACACCTACGGCAGGGATGCGGCAGAGACCCGGTGGGCCAAGAGCCAGCTGGGCGGCACTCTGACGGAACAGAGCCTGACGGGCAGGGGTGAGACCATCTACAAGGGAACCCTGCGCAACGCGAACGACGCTGGCAGCCAGGTGATCGAGCTGAACGCGGCGGCAACCGGCACCACGGCGGTTCTGAAAAACGTGCTGCAGAACGGTGCAGGACAGGCAGACAGCCGGGTGCGGGCCTATGTGGACACGGAGACGGCCCGGATCTTCTTTGGGGACAGTACACAGGATACGTTCGGCACGGTGCTGCACGAGGACTACCACTGGTACAACGCACTGGACAGCGAGGGAGCAAAGACTTTGCAGGACCATGCCCTGCTGTATCTGGCCAGGAGCAGCGGCTTTGAGACCGTGGACGAGATGATCCGGGAGAAGATGACCGACTATGCCCAGCAGAATCTGACCTATGAGGAAGCTGCCGAGGAGCTGGTGGGCGATGCCTGGCGGGGCATCTTCTCCAATGAATCCGATTTCAAGCGCTGGGTAGAGTTCCAGCGCGGGCAGGCCGAGAAGAACAGCGGCAGGGCCGGAACCATCCGCACCGTGATGAACCGGGTGAAGGAGATGCTGGGCGGCATCATCAGCCGGGCCAAGGAAGTGCTGACCCTTGACCCCGATAACCGGGCGGCCCTGAAGGCCCAGCGCCTGGCCGAGAACGAGCGCAGAATTTTGCAGGACGAATACTTTGCCCACGCCCAGCAGGCTATGGACAACCTGCGCAGTGCAAAAGAAAACGCCGCTGCCCTCAAGACAGAGAGCGCGGCGGAAGGACGCAATATTCGTTTTTCGATCCAGAAGGATGCCGACGGAGAGAGCTACATCAAAATTGATGAAGATATCCTGAACGGTGTCCCCCGTGAAGAATGGAAAACTGTGGTGAAACAGGCAATCAAGGAGCGGTATCCGAACGGCTTTGAGCGGAACGGATGGACGATTCTGAACAGTAAGGAAGGCCGTAAGGAATTTGTCTGGTCGAGGTATACCAAGGGTTTGCAGTGGGAAAATGGTACGGCATACGCAGACAAGCTGCGGATGGCTGCAAATCTGGATGAGATCATCCGGACTGCAGATGAGGTTTACAGAGAACCTGCTTTCCACAAGAATGCAGAAGCATTCAACCGCGGCAAAATTAAAGTTATGGTTGGGCCGAATGCCTATGAAGCCGATGTTCTGACCGCCATCAAGGCAGACGACCGGGAGATTTTCTATGATATTGTAGACGTTCAGCCTACAAAAATAGAACCCTCCGGCAAAGCCCACATGGAATCCGAAGATTCGGGGAGCAGAGGGTCGGAGGGTTCTATTTATCAGGAAAGCGCTGACACGGTACTCAAAACCGAGGAGGGCGGTGAACGCCCGAGCTTTCCTGCTAAAAACAGTATAGCACAAGAAAATGCCGAAAGCAAGGGAAACAGCGAACCTGTGAAGAAATCGGTGCGGTTTCAGCTGAGTGACGGCGCTGCTGGAAACGTGGATGAATTTTCGGTACTTCAAAAAGAAAGTCGGGAACTGGAACACCAGCAAAACGCCCTGAAAACAGAGCGAACAAACTGGCTGAACAGCGCCGAGGTAAAGGAGATTGAAGCGAAGAGAAAATCTCTGGGTTTGTTCTCTGCCGAGGCAAAGGAGTTTAAGGTCAGTGAAGAATACCAGGCGTACCTTGCAAAGCGGAAGGACTTTAACCAGCGTGGTGCAGAGCTTGAAAACCGAATCGGTGAAGTGAATAATGCACTGCGGGAAGCTCATGCCAAGCTGGAAACCCAGAGAAATGAACAGAAGCAGAAACAGCAGGCTGTCTATGATGCCAAAGCAAAGGAAGCAGGCGGTGCGGCGAAGTATCGCCGTCAGCTGGCCGTGGAGCAGTTTGGCACGACGAGTGAATTTGAACGGGCCGGATACATCCTGCCGGATGGGCAGATGCTGGATTTTGCCCGGAATGATAAGACCCGTGACACCGACCACCGGGAAATTATGAGTGTGTTCGGCCCGGCGGAAGTATCGGAAGGGACGGACGCGTTGAACAAGTTCCTGGCAGACGGTAATGTGCGGGTGATGGCGGAAGCTCCGGGTGTTGACCTGGCCGAAGACAAAGCCCCGACCGCTGCACAGCTGGAACAGATCCGTGAGATGGTGGGAAGCCTGGGCAGTGAACAGAGAAAGTTCACGCTGGATATTTCCACCGCCGACGGCAGGGTTGCTGCCAGCAAGGAGTACAGCGGCCGCATTGATGCTGACCGTGTTGTGCGGGAGATCAGGGACTATTACAAGACCGGTGAGCTGCCCGCAGAGAGCAGCCTGGCACGATTCCGGTACCAGCTGGCGGCCAAAGCCGAACAGGCGGAACGGGACGCGCGGAAGAACACCCAGCGGCAGGCAAGCCGGGCCATTGCGGACAACAGCGCGGCGATGGAAACGCTGGCTCAGATGATGGGTGTGACCCACGGTGTGAGGATCAGCCAGGATTCCATTGACGGGCTGGCGGTGCGGTGGACAAAGGCCAACGGCAGCAGGGCCGACCGGACGAAAATTGCCGGAGAGACCCGGGCGCTGGTGGAGTACATGACGGCGGACGGGGCCAGCATGAGCAAGGCCAGCGCGCTGTCTGAGACCATTGCGGATGAGATTCTGAGCGGGGCGACCTACCGGAACACCGAGCTGTGGGACGAGTACCCGGAATACCACGACCTGAGCTACACGGTGAACAAGGACGGCCCGGCCAAGGCGGAGCTGGTGAAGCGGTACGGGACGTGGAGCGAAGCGGTGGCGGAGGCCCGGCGGCACGGTGTGAAATTGCGGCAGGCAGAGGGTGTGCGGGACGGCAACCCGGCGGAAGTGTATGAAGCCATCGTCAACGACACCCGGGCCATGGGCGGCACCAAGGAAGGGGCAGCGGCCTTGTTCCGGGGCGCGGCCCAGGCGGCAGGCGTGGACGGCGCGGCCAGCATGGAGAGCACCGAGTGGCTGGATGTGCTGATGAACGTGCACGATGCCATCAAGCCCAGGATGATGAGCCGCTTTGCAGATGCTGCCGAGTACGAGGATGCCAAAGTGGAGCTGGCCGACCGGATGCTGGGTGATATCCTGAACGTGCCGGAGATGACCGATGCACAGGCCATCTTTGACGGGTTCCAGCGCTGGCAGCGTCAGGCTGTGGCTGCTGCCGTGGGCGAGGAGAATGCGGAGCAGGCCCTGAAGGACCTGCGGAAGGTGCAGAAGGAGCAGAACCGGGAGTTCAACCGGAGAATGTATGAGAACAGCCGGAATCAGACTGTGAATCGCTATGCGGAAGAAAACCCGGGAGCGGGACAGCGTGAACTGAAAAACGTAGGAGACATGAACGAGTTCCTGACCTTCAACAGGGAGGAGTATGAGCGGAGGTTAAGAGCGGAGCGCCAGCGGCTGAAAATGGAACGGCAGCAGATGCTGGATGAGATCACGTTGGAATTTGCAAAAAGAGAAAACGAGTTGAACATAGAAAATGACCTTCTGGCACATGAATACGCAAAAGAAAGGGCCAGAGCGGACTATGCGGAACGTCAGCTGATGGTTCAGGATCAGGAAATTGCGGACTGGGAGGAGGAAAACCGCAGAAAGGCAGCCCAGTGGGAAAAACTGCAAAAAGAAAGAGACAGAAAGGCAGAAGAGCTCTGGAATGATTTTGCAGACAAGGTACAGGAAGGGGCAATGAGCGAGATAGCAAAAGCGGCCAAGGCCAACGAGTTGGCAGAAAGACGTGCAAAGCTGGCCCGGGAGAGCCGGAAGAAGGACGAGCTGAAACGGGCCATCCGGAACAATGCCACCCAGCTGAACCAGATGGCGCTGCGGCCTGCAAAGGACAAATATGTGCAGCCCCGGCTGATTCTGCGGGCGCTGGAAGTGGCAAAGCTGGCGGACATGACATTGCTGAACCAGAATGCCGTGAATCGGCTGGATGCGCTGGCGAACAGCATCCGGGCCGAATACGGGGATGCAAACCACCCGGTGGTGACGGAGATGAGCAATGACTGGGAACAGAGCGGCATTGCCAACCTGATCGATGCCCTGAAGGCTGACCTGAGCGCCAGCAAGGAGGCACAGCTGGACCAGCTGCGCGGGCAGTTGGCCGAGGCCGAAGCGCTGGAGGACAGCCAGAAGGTCCGGAAACTGAGAAGCCGTCTGGAAGCCCGGATCAAAGACGTTGAAAACAAGCCCTATCTGCCCATGACGGCAAATCAGCTGCGGGTGCTGAAAGCCATTACCACCAGCACCCTGCACGTGATCCGGCAGGCAAACAAGACCCTGAGCCTGCAGCAGGCCGAGGCGGTGGACAAAATCGCCGGAGAAGCGGCGGTGGAGGTGAACCGGAGCAAGGGAAATGACGGAAAATTCCGGCGGATGCTGACGAGGTACAATCTGGATATGCTGGGCGGTACCCGTGTGTTCCGGATGCTGGGCGGCTACGCAAAGAACAGCCAGATGGAGAAGCTGGGCACCATGCTGAACGACGGCCAGCGGCGGCAGACGGAGATCCTTGTGGAGGGAACCCACCTGTTCGACAACGTGACAGGCAAAAAGAACCTGAAACAGATGGAACAGTTTGCAGGCAAGGGGGCAAAGCTGGTGGATCTTGGCCTGAAGGACAACCGGGGCAAGGCCGTACCCCTCACCCATGCCCAGATGTGCAGCCTGTACATGCACCTGCGGAACGCCGACAGCAAGGAGCACCTGATGAACGGCGGCTTTACTGTGCCGGATGCAGTGGAGTACAACAAAGGCAACATTGTGGAAGCCTACCAGAAGGGGCAGACCGTGCGGATCGGGATGCTGACCGACAGCGAGGGCAAGCCCATGGCGGACACCATTGTGAGTGCCATTGAAAAGAACCTGACCGACTACGACCGGGCGTGGATCGGGAGCATGGAGAACTTCTTTGGGAGCTACACCACCGACCTGATCAACGAGACGAGCATGAAGCTGCTGGGCTACAAGCGGGCTGTGGTGAAGAACTACTACCCCATTGCGGTGAACAAAAAAGCACTGGCGACCCAGATCGAGGGGCTGCATCTGGATGCGACCATTGAGGGACGGGGCTTTTTGAAGAACCGTGTGAAAAGTCCACAGCCCATCCTGCTGGAGGAATGCAATAACGTGGTGCAGCGGAGCTTACGGGACACGGCAGCCTACGCAGGCCTGGCCCCGGCCATCCGGGATGTGCAGAAGGTGCTGAACAGCCGGATCGAGACCGAGGATGGACTGAAGGTGCTGAAAAACGGAATTCTGGAGGAAAAGTGGGGCAGCGATGCGGTGAACTATGTGGACGAGCTGCTGACCGACCTGCAGACCCCGGGACGGAAAACCCGGAAAAGCAGCATGACGGCGCTGGGCAAGCTGCGGGGCAACTACGCCGGGGCTATCCTGACGCTGAACCCGGGCGTGGCCATTGCGCAGGCGGCATCCCTGCCGACCGCCGGTGCCGTGCTGGGTGCGGACACCATGGCGGCGGTGGTTCCCTTTGTAAAGAACTTCTCACACAAGCAGCGGGCGGCGCTGGAAGCAGAGATTGCAGAACACGGAGATGCACTGCTGCAATACCGTCTGCGGGGAACGCAGCGGGGCGAGCTGGAAAGCATCGGGAAGAACCTGAGTGCGGCGGAGAAGGGAATGGAGAAGGTCCCCAAGCAGCTGACGGGCTGGATCAACGGCGTGGACGAGATCACGGTGGCGGCCCTGTGGGAAGGTTCCAAGCGGTATGTGGAACACCACGCGGGAGAGTTTGGCCTGACGGATGAAAACCTCTCGGCCGCCTCCGGCGACAGCTCCACTAATAGGGGAGCCAAGATCGAGCAGAATGATGCCTACTGGGAAGCTGTGAACAAGACCTATCAGCGAGTGATCGAGGAGACCCAGCCCAACTACACCACCATGCAGCGGGCAGGCATCCAGCGCAGCGACAACGAACTGGTGAGGACCTTGACCATGTTCACGACCCAGCGGTTCCAGAACTACGGCATCCTGGCCGATGCGGTGATGGCCTACAATGCCCAGCGGGAGCGCAGCCATGCAGACCACACCGAGGAAAACCGGGCAGAGCTGAAACGGGCCGGGAAGAACCTGAACCGAGCGGTGACCAGCCAGATCGTGCAGACGGCAGTGTTTGCGGCCATGAAGATCGGCGCGGACTTCCTGCTGCACCGGTGGAACCGGGAACAGGACGAGAACGGCGACATTACCGCATGGAGTTTACTGGAGCGGTACACCGACCTGTATCTGGGAAGCGCAGCGGGTACGTTCCTGTACGGCAGTGAACTGTACAACTTTGTGGGCAACGTAGCCGGGGGCAGGGACTATGATGTGATCAGTGCCCCGAACCTGAGTGCTGTCAATGACCTGGGAACCGAGGCGATGCGGCTGTACAAGCTGCTGGCCACCGACACCGGCGAGATGGATGAGGAAGAGCTGGAAGCATACCACGAAAAGCTGCGGAAAGCGTCGCTTGCCCTGATGGAGGACGGACTGGAACTGAAGGGTCTGCCGGCCGGGAATGCGGCAAAGCTGCTGGAAGCGGCATGGAAGTGGGGCGGAAATGCAGCCTATGCGGTGACGGGCGGAAAGTACGGCGAGAAGCTGAGCCTGAATTCCCTGCCCGCCAGCGCCACCGGGCAGTATGACCGGCTGTACAATGCCATCCGGAGCGGAGACAGCGAGGAAGCGGCGGCAGCGCTGGGGAAGCTGGAAGCCATGGGCAAGGACGAAAAGACCATTACCAGCCAGCTGAAGAACCGGCTGAAGAAATACAGCCCGGAAGTAGAGCAGGCGGCCAGGGCCCGGAACGAGGGCAACGACCGGGAACGGCAGGACGTGACGAAGCGGCTGATCCGGGAACTGTACGAGACGCTGGGCATCCGGGAGGGTGTGAAAGCTGACGCGGAGAAACGGGAAGCCGTTATTGACCTTGTGACCGGGGCAATCAACCAGAAGGCCGACAGCCTGCTGGCCGGGGACAAGGACCGGACGGCCTACTCCGACCTGACGGACGCACTGGAAACCGGAAAGCGGAAGGACGTACAGGACGAGATCGACCGGCTGCGGACGGCGGGCAAAGCGGACAGCCAGATCAAGAGCAAGATCACCGATGCGGTGAAGGAAGAGTATCTGGCGGGCAACGACCACGACCGGGAGAAGCTGGAGAAGCTGCTGACGAGCCTGACCAAAGAGGACGGAACCCCGATGTATGAGGAAAAGAACTTTGCCCAGTGGGTGAAGGACGCGGCAAAAAAGGAGGAACAGGCAAAGAACAGCAAGGATGAGTGGGCAGGGGTGAGGTGAACCTCTCAGTCACGCTTTGCGTGACGGCTCCCCTAGTAGGGGAGCCAAGTTCACGTTGCTACTCTTTTTGGGGGAGCCCTGCGTAGAAGAAAGGGAGACTGTTCGGGGTGAACGGCCTCCCTTTTGTATGTCCGGGGTAGTTGCACCCGGCGGGGCGTGATAGGATAGGGGCAGGAAGGGCGCACAAATCTGAAATAGACCTCTGGATCGATCGAGGAGTGCGCCCGATTGGTGAAGGGAGTGAAACTGTGAGCCAACTGGATATCAAGATCAGAAAGCTGCAGGACAACGGTTCAACGTTCCGGGCAAACATTGAGACGCTGTATCTGGGCGGTGTGCGGAGCGCCAAGGTGGACGAGCTTCGCTTTGAGCTGCCGGAAGAGTGGAAGAACTGCACCGTGACCCTGCATGTGCAGCGCCTGAGCGGCACAAAGCCGGACCCCCAGCTGCTGGACGAACAGAACAGCGCACTGGTAGACCGGCGGTGGACACTGGAAAAAGAGGGCACCTGGATGCTGCTGGCCATCAACGACAGCGGCTACATTGCCATGACCAAGCCCGGCAAGTACACCTGCTATGACACCATCGACACCGACACGACCACCGAAAACATTACGCCGAGCATCTATGAACAGTTCGTGGCCGAGGTGACGAAGTACGCCAAGCAGGCGCTGGAGAGCATGAACGCGGCCAAGACCAGCGAGACCAACGCAAAAACATCCGAAACCAACGCGAAAGTCAGCGCGGATAAGGCGAAGGCCAGTGCAGACAGCATGGATGCGAGTGTGGCCACCTGCACCACAAAGGCCAGGGAGGCCGAAGCGAGTGCGGTAAGAGCCAAGACCAGCGAGACCAACGCAAAAACGTCGGAGACCAATGCCAAGGCCAGTGAGAATGCGGCAAAGACGAGTGAGACAAACGCCAAAGCCAGCGAGGACGTAGCAGCCCTGAGTGAGACCCACGCCGCCGCCAGCTAGACCGCCGCCAAGGCTAGCGAGACCGCCGCCCAGCAGGCCCTGCAGGACACGGAGACGGAGCACACCACCGCCTTGCAGGACATCGCGCGGGCCCGCACCACAGCCCTGAACGATGTGGCCAACTCCACCAGGACGGCCACCAATGCGGCAAACACCGCCACCGAGCAGGCCACCGCCGCTGCAGGGAGCGCTTCCACCGCCGCCACCAAGGCCGGGGAGGCATCTACCAGCGCGGGAGCTGCGAAGGCTGATGCAGACCGGGCAGAGAAAGCCAGCACCAGTGCGGCCAATGCGGCCACCAATGCCGTGAAGCAGGCCAAGGAGGCCGGAACCTTTGATGGTCAGTCGGCCTATGCTCTGGCTGTTCAGCTGGGGTACACCGGCAGTGAAGCCGCATGGATCGCCAGCCTGAAAGGTGCACAGGGCCCCAGGGGAGCTACCGGAGCCACCGGCCCACAGGGCCCCAGGGGAGCTACCGGAGCCACCGGCCCACAGGGGCCGCAAGGGCCCACCGGTGCAACGGGAGCCAGAGGCGAAACTGGTGCGAGTGGCGTTGCGTCAAGTGGCAGCGACTGGATAAGATTTTCCGATGGAACGCAGATCTGCTGGGGCAGCATCGGTAGCAAAAGCTTTGAGGTCACCGGCAATGTGCGGTATATAAGGGGCGTGGATACCGAATATCATTACGGTAATATCACCAAAACCACAAGTTACAATATAGCTGCGATCATTTTCCCTCAACCCTTTGTAAACGGGAATTACTCGCTCGCGTTTCAGTTAAGCTACGGAGTAAGCTATGCATCCGTGTTCGAAGGAAAAGAATATACGTGGAATGAATACAATGTGACCCGCACTGGCAATTTCACCAGCATCAGGTCTACAAGCCCAGCAATGGGCAAACAAGCAACCTACTGCACACTTGGAGACGGTGCATGGGGTAACTATATCGCCATTGGCCGCTGGAAGTGAGGTGAACACAGATGGAGATCAAACCCGGAGCAAAAATCCAAAAGCCGGTCATCACGCAGGAAGAGTGCGATGCCTATTCAGCCGTTGTGGATGCCATCAGCGCCCACAATGCAGCGGCTGCTGTGGGAGAGGCCCTGTGGAGCATGGACGACCAGCCGGAGGCTTACGTTGTGGTGGAGGCTGGCACGAAGCCAGACCCTGCCGATGCACCGAAGCCGACCCCTACACTGGAGGAGCGGCTTGCGGCGGTGGAAGCTGCCCAGGCAGATGCCGATGCGCTGAACGTTGACCAGGCCTACCGGATGACCCTGCTGGGGCTGGGGATCACGGAGTAAAACCCTCTGCCAAGAGGACGATAACATTTTAAGATGGGGCACTGCCCCGGAAAGGACGTACTATGTTATACCGTACCTGTAAACGCATGATCGAACGCGGCTCCATTGAGGGCATGAGCACCAAGCTGGACGTATTCTACGCCGCCGGTAAGCTGACCGATGACGAGTACAAGGAGCTGACCGAGCTGCTGACCGAGAAGGAGGCGCAGATCAATGCCCAGAACAATTCTTGACGTGAGCAAATGGCAGGGCAGCATTGACTGGGACAAGGTCAAGGCAAGCGGCCTTGTCTCCGGTGTGATGATCCGGGCCATGGGCAACAGCAAAGAGGGCAACCCCAGCAAGCCCTACATCGACCCCTTCTTTGCCCGCAATTACGCCGAGTGCACCCGGCTGGGCATCCCGGTGGGCGTGTATGGCTACTTCAAGGCCACCACCAAGGCACAGGCCGACAAGGAACTGGCCCTGTTCAAGCAGGCGCTGACCGGCAAGACATTCCAGCTCCCGGTGGCCGTGGACATCGAGGACAAGCTGCAGGCAGCCCTGAGCAAGGCCGCCCTGACTGACATCGTGGCCCACTGCCTGAGCGTGGTGGAGAGCTGGGGCGTGTACGCCATGCTGTACACCGGCCTGTATTTTGGGCAGACCAACCTTTACATGGGCGGCGCGGTCCTCAAGCCCTACGACGTATGGCTGGCGGCCTACCGCACCAAGAAGCCCGCCCCCGGCTGGGCCTTCGGGATGTGGCAGTACACCAGCAGCGGCAAGATCCCCGGCATTGCCAAGGGCGCTGACCTCAGCGTGGCCTACAAGGACTACGCGGGCATCATCCAGCGGGCCGGGCTGGGGCAGGTCAGGGGGTGAAAACGATGGAGACGATTCTGGCCGCTGTGATCACCGGCGGCGTGACGCTGATCGGTGTGCTGATCGCCAACGGCAAGACGCAGGCCGTGACCGAGACCAAGCTGGAGGAGCTGACCCGGGAGGTGCGGCTGCACAACAACTTCGCCCAGCGGGTGCCGGTGATCGAGGAGCAGCTGAAAGTGGCAGATCGGAAGAGCGTCGTGTAGGGAAAGAGT